TTGAACGAACTGGCCAAATTGGTCTAACCCAATCTCCCCAAACTACACCTGCTTTTCTGTATCTATCGTGTAATGAACCAATCTCAACATAATCTTCTGCGGTTAATAACTTACCCGTTCCTTTATCTCTAAATCCACATTGGTCTTGTAATCCACCTGTTACATTTACGATGATTGGAGTACCTGCCATTACCGATTCCGCAGTTGCCAAACCAAACCCTTCGTTAGATGCTACGTTGATTGTTACATCTGCAATATTGTAAAGATAGTTTAATTGCTCTTCACTATATTTGTTTGGTAAGAAAATAACATCTGCATCTGGCATACAATGTTCTGCAAATGTAGGTAAATCAGTTCCATGTTCCATTACAGGTTCAGTATGCATTACCATGCAAACTTTACTTTGATGTTCTGGTGCAAGTGCCTTACGGAACTCTTCAAATGCTAACATAGCATCCATTGGTTGTTTTCTACGAATGTTTCTATTGTTCCAATATAAAACAAAATCATATTCTTTTTCACCCAATACAGATTTTTTGAAGTCTGCTGGAACATCTACCGGTTTGTATAACTCTGAATTAATACCATGTGGTACATAACTCACTTGCCAATCGGCAGGTTTAGTCCAATGTTTTTCTTTGTCCCAACCCCAAACTCTTTTAGTAATACCATAGGTTTGTTTTGAAATAGTTCCAATCCAATCACAACTTTCGTAATAATCTCTGTTGTATTTTGGGTCTGGCAAATCATCCCAAATGTGGTAGAAGAAAAGGGGTACTGATTGACGAATCTCATGCTCCATCTCATACAACCAAATCCAATATCTCGGGTCTGTAAAGTGTAAGATTGCATCAGGTTTCTCAATCATTAATAATTGACGGATAATATCAGGATTACCATAACCATCCGATGGATAGATTTTAACAGAGGCATCTGCTACCTTTGTTAGTTCCCTAACACTATCATTCAAGTCAAAAACTTTACCTGCATCTGGGTGTTTAATTGCTGCTCCTAACTGAACCCAATCGTATTTATCAACTGTCCCTAAAACCATTTGTTTTGAAACATTTGCAATACCACTCGTCATTCGTAAATCATCGGAGAGTAATAGGATTTTCTTTTTTGCCATAACTTATTTTTTAATCTTAAAATTGCGAACCACTTACTTGTAACGTGGTGTATTCGTTTAATTGTTTTCTAAATCTTTCATCTTTCGTATAAAGGTCCAAAGTTCGATTGACTAGTTTTTGAAAGTTTATACCACCATGAATAGCAGCAATCTTAAAATCTTCATCATACAACTTTTGGATTACCTTTACCGTTGTGAGTTTAAGGTTTGCCATATTTAATCGTATTTATGTATATACATATATATACGAAAAAATTATTTTCCACTACATATTCCTCTTTGTTTGAACTCACACCAATCACATAGTTTGGTAGGATTCTTTGGGTATTCTACATCGGTTCTATAATTACCATCCACATCGAATACAGATTCTACGAAATCACTAAACCCTTTCCATGCTTTATTTACAGATGGTTTGCCTGATGCAGGAACGTGTTTTGAAATACGAGGAACTACGAAATCTGTATTCTCATACAACTTACGTTTTAATATGATGAATTCAACATCAATTAAATCTTGTGATATTCCTAACAGTTCTGCGTAGAATTTCTTATACAATAAAATCTGTGAGTTTTTAACAGGGTCTGCTTTCTGATACTTACTCCAACCCTTTGTAGATGTTTTGAAGTCGGTAATTCTGTATCTACCTGTCTTTTTGTTTCTAACGATGAAGTCAATGAATCCTAAAAAATTTACATTTTCTAAAATTTTAGTATTGATTGGTTGCTCAATTGCGATTAACTCATCATCTTTCAATGAGAAAAAGTTGTTGAAGTTTTTAGATTTTTGGAAATAATCTAATATAGCATAACCATCTTCTAAAAACTCAACTAACTCTTCTTTGGAACAGATTGGATTCTGTCCATCATTTGATTCTTTAACAAAGAACTCTCTCATCTTTTCTTTGAGAAATTCTTTGGTATTCATATTTTTGTCAGCTTGTGATTTAGATATTCTCAAACATCTACTCAAATACTCTTGCAAAGTTTCGTGCATTGCCGAACCAAATACAGAATGAATGTTAGATGATGATTCTCTCAAATCATCTATGTAAGCCAACTTATATTGGTGTGGGCATGAAGACCACATACTGTATTGGGAAAACGAAACTCTTGCCATAGTATATTATTTATATACAAATATACAAAATTTAATTCGTTTTTCCTAATGTTTTTTCAATATAATTTTTTAATATATCCGTCCAAATATCACACCCTTTTAAATTAGGATGACCTGAATTTCCTTTCAAATAATATTCATTATCATCAAATTCATTATATCCCTTAGCTAAAAGGTATCTAAGCATTACCGGAATTTCTTTAAAAATATATGGATTATCAAATACACTATTTATAAATTCTTCATTTACAACATATCCATAATCTTTTTTAACAAGGTATCTATCGAAATCTTCAATATTACTGTTTATTTTAAATGCTGGATTAAAATTATCATGAGTTGATTCTTTTAAATAATATTCTCCATCATCGTGTTTAAATGGTTTATGGTCATTTATACCATCAAATATAATATAAGGATACCCTTTTGATTCAAAATAAGATGTTAAAGTTACTATGTTTTGTAGTGTTTTATATAAAGAAAATGTTATATTATTATAAATATAAATCAATTCTTCTCTATTTCTATACATCCATTTTGCTGCCGAATTACCCTCCTTATATACATCCATACCTTTTTGAAAACACAAAGGTGTTACATGCCATTCGCATGGATTAGTTTGCATATCATCGTAGTAAATATGGTATCTCAAACATTCTGTTAATTGGATAACAAATAATGAATCTTTTGCAATATCTTTTTTTATTTCACAAAACTCAATAGTTCTCCAAGTGATAGTATCGTTTCCACTACCACCTCTACCAATATTATAGACTTCCAAATTTAATTTTTCACCCAAAAATTTAGGCCAAGCTCCCTCATTTCCCAGCATATGCCCCTCTGTAAAAGAACAACCGTTTGCTACCAAATATTTTTTTTCTAACATTATATTTTTAATTTAAGTTTTGTTATCAACTTCTTATCAACCGCATATTTCTCACATACATACTTTATATGTTCTCTACCTTCTCTGGTTGCATACAAAACTTCAATGTAATCCATTGCATGTTTTTCTGAACAATCGTATTCTTTTTTAATCAAATCAACTAAAAACGATTCGTATTTTTCTTCTCCTTTTCCTTTGATGTATTTAAGATAATACTTACCTTTGGGTATAATGTTGATGTATAAATTATACATTTCTCTCGGTTCTAATGTTTGAGTCAAAGGTAATATAGTTGCAATCAATTCTACCCATTCAGGTTTCATAGAAAGGAAACGATTTATCATAAAGTTGCTCCACGACTTAACATCTTCCTCTGTAAGTTTATCAAAATATTTTGGGTCTTGTTCCGATGTGATTGCCGCAATATGGTCAAATAACTTTTTCCCTGCCATTATTGTACGAGTGTTGATGGTTTATCTCTTAATTCTAATGGTAATAACTCCTGCAATGCTTTTCCACATTGAGTACATAGATACATCTCAATTGGAATGATTGCATCTTGCGCTTGACCGGTAATTAACTTACTCATTTTCTTAAATCTGAATCCTGGCATAAATGTGTTGTTTCCACAATCACAATTCATATCTCTTGCATCGTTTAGGTTCATCCCTAATGGTAATCCTTGTTCCATTATTTTATAATATTTAAAATTTGAATGATTGTACTCATAAATACGATTTCTTTATCTACTACTAATGCATCTTTGGATAATCCCTCTGCAATAGTTAAGATTACATTGGCAGTATTGCCTGCTGCATATTCATCTACCTTATCGTATAACATAGAATACATTTCTGAATAATCATTTAATCTGTTATCAGCAACTGCTTGTCTGATATTCATAAACATATTTCTCTTGTCATCGTTTGCTTTTAACAAATCTACCAATTTAGTTTGAAAGTTAGATTCAACCATAATTTGATGGTCTACTTTCAATTCTCCTTTTGCAGATTGTAATTGACAAGTGTTTAAAATTCTACGAATATCTGGATAATATGAACTGATAATATCTGCTACGTTTTTTAATTCGTATTTTATATTTTCAACATCTAAAATCCTAGTGACTTGAACTGCAACATCTTTCTTTGTAGGAGGTGTGATTGCAAAGGTTTGGCATCTACTTTTGATTGGGTCAATAATCTTTTCGTGATAATTACACGTTAGGATAAATCTACAATGTTTAGAGAATGTTTCCATTAAGTTACGCAAGATTGCCTGTGCGTTTGGAGTCATATAATCAAACTCATCCAA